ACCCAAACCATCCGGCAGTGGCCAAACGCAATGCCGACATCGTGTTCAACCTCATGAAAAAAATGGCCGAATTGAAAGATGATATTGCCATGCTCAGAGAGGTAATCGCAGACAATGCATTGGATATATCCGCAAAAGAAATGCTGAAAATTGAGCAGGGTAAATTGTTCTTGTTGGAAGAAATCATCAATTCAGAATCCTGATGGCAACGTACATAATCGTGAAGTATTGGCGCAGGCCATTATTGGTAATCATCAATGAGCCAATTCAGGCAGGAATGATGGATATTCAGAGCGCATACGATATGCATGGGTATTTCACCGGAATGCTGAAAAGAAAGCATCTTTACCTCCACCACATCAAGACTGGAAAGGAAATCTGCCAAATTCCCATCGAGCATTCTTATGTCGAGATTCTCCGGGATGATAATTTCCCGAAAAACCTGACCGGAACAATAAAACAGAAACGAAACGCAATCAGAAATTATGTCACCGAGAAATTCGGTGACATATTCCTCCATCCTGAGAACATCACCCAAATGCCCGGCAAGATATGTTTTCAGAAATACCCGCATTTCATTTTTTGCTGCCTCAATCTCAACAAGTATCACGATATCGCGTATGCAGACCGCATTCATATTTCCTGAGCCACCAATTCCATCAAAAACGGACATTGAGAAAGAAAAAATTGATTCATTGATGCGATTGCTGCATCAGCGCAAAACATGGATTAAATACAAGGAAATTCGGCAAATTCTCAATATCAGTGACCGAGATGTGAGATATATTGCATCAGAATCTAATGGTGCAATAATATCCGGGCAAAGAGGGTACAGATTAACCGAATATGCAACAATTGATGAAATTACCCATGCTGCCAATTGGCTTAAATCCGCAGGCATGGAGATGATAAAACGTGCGGAACAAATCAGAAATCAAATCACAATCAAATCACAATCATGACACAATTCAACATTGAAAACAGAGCAGAGGTATTCCGCAGAAATGCCGACATCATGGATGAGGCAGATATTATTGCAATGGAAACAGACGAACAAGATTGGCAATTATTCCTGAAAGATTTGCAACGCAGGCGAAAAGCCAAAGAAGAAAAGATTTTTGAAAAAATTTGCTATCTTCGCACCATGAAAAAGTATAACATCGTCCAGTATTTCATCCGCAAACACACTGGCAAATTCATCTATTTTTGCGTTGTAATCTTCGCATTCTTGTTTGGCCTGCCATCGTACAATGGTGAATGGCAATGGATAAATCTATGGGATGCAGCGCAGGCAGAATTTGGTGATTCAGGAATGTTCTTCATGACATTGCTCATGCTCATGATGTTCTGCACACTGGCCATTCTGTTTGTCATCGTGGATGCCTCTTATGAACACTACAAAAAAAACCCAAAAAAATAATGAGAAAGAAAAGCAAATTCGCAGAAAGATGGCAAGGCATGGATGCATTGCAGAAACGTGAATGGTACACTAATGTGCTGAACATTGTTGTCAAGGGAGGCAAGAAAAACAATTCCGGCAGCAGCAAGGTAAAGCAGATATCAGAGGAATCAGGATATACTTACCCATTGGTGCGGTTTGTCCTGCATGGCAAGGTCAAGGTACTCAGAGAACATCATTACCGCATTATGGAAGCGGCAGACACAATCATGAATCAGGTAACATTGTGACATGAGCAACAATCAGAAAAGAAAAGTAATTTTTATTGAGCAAAAATCATGGCAGGGAAATCCATCCATTGGCCGCAATGACAAATGCCCATGCGGTAGTGGCATGAAGTACAAGCATTGCCATCTGCCATCAAGAGAACAATTTTTTTGCGAAAAAATAAAAGAATTCAACAAGTAGTTTTTTTTCAAAAAGATTTTCTATATTCGCAACATCAAATCAAAATCAATCACACATGACACAACAAGTCACAAAACAAACATTGCCCTCCATCGAAGAATTGTATGAAGGCAATCTTGAGCAAGCCGCAAAGTTAGATGGCCTGCAAGCATTACTTAATGCCAATCCTCGCAAAGAGTGGATTAAGGAGCATCCAATGGCGAAGAAAGCCGATGGAACACCAGTGCCGTACATTCCAATCGAGGTCACTGAGTATCTTTTGAAACGTATATTCAAGCGATACAGAATTGAGGTAATCAGCACAACACAATTCTTTAATTCAGTGGCAGTGACCATCAGAGTACACTATCTTAACCCGGTCACCGGAGAATGGGATTTTCATGATGGGGTAGGGGCAATGGAGGTGCAAACAAAGAAAGGTGCATCACCGGCAGACCTTGCCAACATTAATCCCGGAGCAGTGCAGAAAGCATTGCCGGCAGCTAAGTCATACGCAATTAAGGATGCATGTGACCATCTCGGCAATCTGTTTGGCGCAAACGTGGGCAGGATGTCGCAATTAGGATTTGAGCAAAATCAGACCTTTGCCAACATCCGCAACAATCAAGGCAGCGCATCAATTTGGTTGCAAATCAAGAAAGCAGCCACAATTGAGCAGTTAGCAGCCATTGAGGAATTCCCGGACATCACTGCCGAGCAAAGCGCAGAAATCGAGGCTAAAAAGGCATTATTTACTAAAAGAATTGACTAAGATGAATACGGACACAATGCTATTCAGGTCATCATCACTGGCATCACTTGCCACACAGAAATGGCCATCAGATACGGCAGATGGAACAATCATTGAGAACATCATATTCAATGCCAAAGGATTGGTGGATGATAAGGAAAACAAGTACACATTGAAAGGCACGAAGAATGAGCATCAGGGCATTCAGATGTTGTCTAATTATCTACAATTGCCATTAGAGAAGAATCATATCAGGATGGCAGATGAATTCACCACCGGAGAATGTGACATTGACCATCAGGCAGTAAACATGATAATTGACATCAAGTGCAGCTATGATTGGACTACATTCGCAAAAGCAGCAATCAAACCACTTGACAAGGGATATGAGTATCAGATTAAGGATTATCAAAGGTTGTATGAAAGGGAATTCGGGGCAGTGGCTTATGTCCTGACCAACACACCTGATGAAGATATTAGGCATCAGATATACCTTGAATCATTCAAGTGGGGAGGGGATGATTCAATGCCGGATTACCGGAAAATTCGCATCATCCGCAATCATGTGTATGATTTCGAAACCTTTGAACGATTGGTGGAAGAACATTGCCCAACAATTGACAAGGCAGGCAGCGATGAATTGATGAAGTTTCAAGAATGGTCATTGGAACAGAGGATATGCATCAAGAATTGCAACATTGATGCTGAATTCAGCGGCCATATTCAGAACATTGTTATTCGGGCAAGGAAGAGAGCAGAGGAATTGAGAAAATCCCTTAAAATGTAACCAATGGCAAATCCTTATCTAAAATACTTCACACCGGAGGACGTATTGCAGCGAGAAATCGCTGCATACCTCCGGCATTATCGAATACCGATATTGTGGATGCATCCGCACAATGAGGGCAGGCGCACGCCATACGAGAGATTCAGGATGAAAGAATTGGGAGGCTCACCGGGCATTCCCGACATCTTAATCTTCGAATCAAGGGGTGGATATCATGGCATGGCGGTTGAATTGAAAGTCACTGGCTATCCAACGGAGCATCAGAAAAAATGGTTGGCAGATATGCAGGCAAAGGGATGGAGGGCAGAAATTGTCAAGAACAAGGATATTGGCAAGGCTTATGAGGAATTTTGCGAATTGCTTAATTCGTACATGGCAGGCAAGATTGTTAAGGAGGGATGGAGGTGATGGCCGATAACGTTTTGCAGATAGGCGAAGGCACAAATAGCGTTGGCTTTAGCGAGGGATTTGGGCTTTTGCTTATGTGCTGTTATAACCAGTGCTTTTCACTAATTTAAAAACTTAAAAAATACAAATATGGAATTTATATCAAACATTACAACCGAAACAAAAAAAGGTAAACTTACCAAAGCTAATGGCAAATGGTTTGTTGATTACATTACTGAACCTGCTGGAGAAAACAACTGGCATCATTGCTTACCTATTTACGAACTTGAAAAAGAAAGTGAGCAAATTGCAGATTTAACACTTGTCCAAAAATTCAACAAGCCCGTATGCGAACTTGAACAATTAGAAGTTGATTGGCGATATGTCGTAACTGATGGTGTCACTAATTTCGGTTATGAATATGCGGTGCTTCTTTAGCATTGGTTATAACGTTTTGCGGCTTTGTGTCAGGCTGCGAAGCGTTGGCTTTGAGCGGTCGGGCAGCTTGCACAAAACCGCTGTTATGCGTATGTGGCGGTTAATTAAACGATAAATTTGATATGGAAAACGGAATAAGAATTTTAATAGCTTGTGAGGAAAGCGATGAAGTTAGGGGCAGATTTGAGCAAATGGGATTTGATGCTTGGAGTTGCGATTTGCAAGAAAACAGAAACCCTAACGCAAAGCATTATCAAGGAAATGTTTTTGACATTATAAATAATAATTGGGATGCAATGATAGCCTTTCCACCTTGCACACATTTAGCAGTAAGTGGGGCAGCTTGGTTTGAACAAAAGCGAAAAGATGGCAGACAGCAACAAGGGATTGACTTTTTTTTAGAAATAGCAAAAGCCAAAATAAAACATATTGCAATAGAAAATCCGGTCGGAATAATGAGTAAAATTTATATGCCACCAACACAAGTAATACAACCATATTATTTTGGCGATAAGGCACAAAAAACAACTTGCCTTTGGTTAAAAAACTTGCCCGGTTTATATCATAATGCAGCACCAAATTTATTTGATGATGTGGTAACACATACTGACAAAGGCGAGTTTTTTGAATGGATAGATAGCAAAACAGGCAAGAAAAAAAGACAACCATTGTGGTTTAAAGAAGCAAGGAGTTTAAAAGGCGATGAACGAAGCAAAGTAAGGTCAAAAACATTTTCAGGCATTGCACAAGCTATGTCAAGTCAATGGGGAAATTATCTTATGGAAACGTATCGTAGCCATTACGCATAACTCGTTTATATGCTCACATTCATAGCGCATAAGCACCTAAACACAAGCAAAACACGAAACACATCACCACATGAACATTGGAAAAAAGCCAACCGACAATGAATTGCTGCAATGCCTCAGGCAAGGAATGAATGCGGAGGAAATAAGCGCAAAGTACAATAGAAGCATCATCGGCATTCAAAACCGAGCATCTGAATTATTGTATCAGATGGAATTGGAATCATACCGCAATATGAAAACAAATCCGGTGAAAGACATCACTGAGGATGAATTGCTGAATGAATTGCCAGTGGATGAATTAACCATTGGCGATGTAATCACAGAGAATGGCGCAATTATTCACCGAGCAAGTGGAAAGGCAATACATTTGTAAATATTTCCAAAAAAGTTTATTTTTGCGCTATGTTCACGAAGAATGGCAGAAATATCTTGCCGGCTAAAGACCGAGCAGCGAGAATCAAGGCAATCCGCAGGGAGGTAATTCCCGCAAACGTGCCGCATATTGAATCTTGCGGCATCGGAGTGGTGAATGTGCCTGAGAGCAAAAAAAGTCGATAGAATGGCAAAGAAAAGCGCAAAAGAAACAAAATCAGAGGCATCAGCAATCAATATCTTTTACAGAAACATTGCAGAAATTAAGCCAAATCCAAAAAATCCGAGAGTAATCCGGGATGAAAAATTCAAGAAATTGGTGGCATCATTGCAGGAATTTCCGCAGATGTTGGAAAAGCGGCCGTTGGTTTGTTTCACCGATACGGATGGCAAATTCGTTGTATTAGGTGGCAACATGCGATTGAGGGCAGCGCAGGAATTAAAATTGGAATCATTGCCGATTATGCTTGCTGATGATTGGACTGAAGAACAGAAAGCTGAATTTCTGATTAAAGACAATGTTGGTTACGGAGAGTGGAATTGGGAGGAATTGGCGAATGATTGGGATTCAGAAAAATTGGATGTATGGGGATTGGATGTGCCGGGATTTGATATTGATGCCGATAAATTAGGTGAAGATTTTACGCTGCCTGATGGAGATAAAGCACCATTTCAGCAAATGACTTTCACACTTGCTGATGAACAAGCAGAGCAAATAAAAAACGCAATAGCTGATATTAAGCAAACAGATGAGTATAAATATGCCGAAACAATGGGCAACGAAAACAGTAACGGTAACGCACTTTATTTAATTATAATGCAATGGGCAGAGCAAAGGAAATCTTAGTAAAAGTTATACCGAGCAAAGTTGCTAATGAGTTTGTTAAATTAAACCATTATTCAGGCAAGGTAGTCGCAAATTCTTTAATACATTTTGGTTGTTTTTTAGACAATAAATTACACGGAGTTTTAAGCTATGGTAATTCAATGCAAAAGTCGCATTTAATAAATTTAGTAGAAACTGAAAATAAGACTACTAATTCTAAATGGAATGAATTTATTGAACTTAATAGAATGGCATTTGATGAATATTTACCAAAATATAGTGAAAGCAGATGTATTGCTATTACAATTAAATTGCTTAAAAAGAACGCCCCACAATTAAAATGGATTGTCAGTTTTGCAGATGGTTTGCAATGCGGAGATGGTACAATATATAGAGCAAGTGGATTTAATTTGACAGGAATAACAGAATATAAAGAATTTTACGAATTGCCAAACGGAGAAGTAGTATTAGGTGCAACTTTAAGATTAAGCGGATATACAAGTTGGCTTAAACCTTTTATATCAAAAGAAAAATTTAATATAATAAGTAATGGCGGTTCCAAAAGTAGACCTGTTATGGAATTTATAGGAGCAAAACAATTACAAAATGGTTATTCTTTTAGGTATATTTATTTAATTGACAAAACTTGCAAAATAACTGTGCCAATTTTACCATTTAGCAAAATAGATGAAATGGGAGCAGGAATGTATAAAGGAAAAAAAGTATCTTTGCAAGATAGAAAACAACATGCGGCAGAAGTGTTACCGGTAGCACAGCAGGCTTCCAGCTTGAAAGAGGGGTTCGATTCCACCTTGCCGCTCAAAACTCCTAATCATGCCATTTAAGAAAGGAGTTACACCACCGGGAGCAAAGCCATTCAAGAAAGGCCAATCCGGAAATGTCAAAGGTCAGCCGAGAAAGCTAATATCCGTTGTCATTAGTGACCTGAAAAAAGAGGGAATTGCGGAGGTTAGCAAAGTTGAAATAAAATCAGTTTACATGATGTTGCTAAATTTGAAAATATCGGAATTGGAGGAAAGAGTGAAAGACAATAATCAGCCGGCATTGGTGAGGATTGTTGGAAAGGCAATTCTGAGCAACAAAGGATTCGATGTGATTGAAAGAGTATTAGACCGAGCGATGGGAAAACCAACGCAGGAAATAGAAAACATTGGCAATGCCATTATCGTACAAGTGGGCAAGCGCAATACGGATGAATGAATCAGCCGACAATCATTCACTTTCCGGAGTACGAAGAATTATTCAATAAGGCATTTCTGCCATTGGTGGATGATACATCAAGGGTTATCATTCTGTATGGCGGCAGGGGTAGCAGTAAATCATCTTTTGCGGCAGGCGCAAAGGTTATTTTTCCCATCCTCAGGGAAAAGTATTTCAAAGCGGTCTGCATTCGAAAATCTTACAACACTATTTCTGCATCAAGTTATGATACACTGAAAGCCATTATTGAGGAATGGGGCATTTCATCACTATTCAGGTTTTATACGTCACCACATCGCATTATCTGTATAAATGGCAATCAGATATTATTCAGGGGATTGGACGAGCCAACAAAATTGAAATCCATCAAAGACCCAACGATGATATGGTGGGAGGAAGATATCCCCGAAGAATCGGACTACATCACAATAAGTCTTTCATTAAGAAGCGAAAAGGCAAGATACATTCAGGAGGTTTTCAGCATCAATCCTGAGGTGCAAGGCAATTATGAGGAACATTGGTTTTGGAAAAGATTTTTTCAGGGGCAGATTGAAAGGTCATTCACATTTACTGATGAAATCGAAGTGGCAGAACGCAATGAGGTTGTTCAGCGCATTGTCAAGGTGCATCATTCCACATATCAGCATAACAGATTCTTGTCACCTGAATACATTGCAGACCTTTTATCGCTAAGGCAGCGCAATCCTTATTATGCCTCAGTGTATATTGATGGCCTATGGGGAAAGAGGAACATTGATGGATTGGCCTATCGTTGTTTTTCCCGACAGCATCATGTCATTTTTACATCATACGATGCAACACAACCATTGCATATCTCATTCGACTTTAATACCAAACCTTATGTTACCATCACTATTCATCAGGCAGACGGAAAGGTTATCAGGCAGATTGATGAAGTTTTAGGAATGTATCCGCATAACCGGACTGAGGCCGTTTGCAATCAATTCTTGATGAAATACGGCCATCATAATGGGATGGTTTATGTGTATGGTGACCCATCAGGTAGGCGAGAAGATACGAGAAGTGAGCAAGGCCACAATGATTTTCACATAATTGAAAAGACTTTGAAATCTCTCAGGCCAGTCATGCGGCAGGCAAAGGTTGCTCCGAATCCTGCAATGCGCATTAACTTCATCAATGCAATATGGCAGGGTAGAATTCCGGTACAATTCAGCATTGGCGAACATTGCACCATGACCATTGATGAATACATGAATGTCAAGGAGGCAGCGGATGGAGGCAAGCATAAGGAAAAGGTGAGAGATAAAGTCACCGGAATATCTTATGAGCCATACGGCCATATCAGTGACGCGAATGATTATTTCCTTTGTGAATTCTTTTGGGAGGAATATCAGACATTCATCAGGAAAGACAATGTGAGCGCACCAAAGGTGGGCAGAAATCGCCCAAAGCATGGATGGTAAAAGATTATTGATAAAGTTTTTTATCGTGGTTTTAACTTAAAAAGAATGCCGAAAAAAGCACTGCATTACTTTTGCCTCCATGTATCTATTCATCGCAGATTATTTCCCATACATTCAGCCTGAGCAGTTGGAAAAATTGACATCAGGCAATGAATCAATCAGGATATTGACAGAGAGGGCAGGCAAAGCGGAGGTTGTTTCATATCTTGTTCAGCGTTACAATACAGAGGCAGAATTCACAGATACAAAGGAATGGAATGTGACTGAGGCAGGATATTCAGGTGCATCACGAATTTATCTTGATGCATTGGATTTTCAGGCCACCGAATCTTATGTTGTGGATGACCTTGTAAATTATGAGGGCATCATCTACATCTGCACAACCAATCATTCGGGAACATGGGATGCAGGAAATTTCACCGCATTAGGCGCACAATATGCCCTATTTTACGCGATATACCCTGAGCCATTGTTTGACTTTTACAAAAAATATGAAGCAGGCGATGAGGTATTCTATGCGGGAAAGACATACACTTGTCAGGCAAGCATTCAGAATGTATTTCCTGATGATGCAGAGCGAGGCGCACAATTCTGGGGCAGTGGCACATCATACACGATTCCGGCAGGAACATTGCCAACCGATACAGATTACTGGATTGAGGGTGACAACCGAAGCCAACAAGTATTGCAATGCATGATTGACATCTGTTTATTCCATCTTCATTCAAGACTTGCACCGGGCAACATTCCTGCATTGAGAGTTGAGAGGTATAACAATTCAAAGGACTGGTTGCGCATGGCAGGA